CAATGGGAAATTCAAAAATATGCTGAAGCAATTGACAAAATAATTGCTCCCCTTTTCCCAGTTTCGTGGCAAACTCTAACAACTAAATAAAAACACCAACTCACAGAGGTACAATATGGCAGAAATTTTATCACCATTTCAATCGTTCATTTTCATCTCGCGCTACTCACGTTGGCTTCCATCAGATGGACGCAGAGAAACCTGGGATGAATGTGTAGATCGATGGTGGAATTATTTTACGACCAAGGTTCCTGCTCTTGCAGAACGTCCAGACATCAAGAAGGCAATTGTCAATCTTGAGGTCCTTCCTTCCATGAGAAGTCTCATGACTGCTGGATCGGCATTGGATCATGACAATACATGTCTCTACAATTGTTCCTATTTGCCGATTGACTCTATTGAATCATTTGCCGAACTCTTTGTTATTCTCATGAATGGCACCGGTGTCGGCTACAGTGTTGAGCGTCAGTACACTGATAAATTGCCAACTGTCGCAAACAAGATAGAAAAGGATTTTAATGTTATCGTCAAAGTTGAAGACTCTAAGGAAGGTTGGGGCAACGCTCTCAAGGAAGTTCTACGACATCTGTATTCGGGTCGTCACGTTAAATGGGATGTTTCCGGGATCAGACCCGCTGGAGCTAGACTTAAGACTTTTGGTGGTCGTGCTAGTGGGCCTGTTCCTCTTGACAATCTCTTTAAGATGATTGTCAAGGTATTCTACAGTGCACAGGGTCGCAGACTCACCGCACTGGAATGCCATGATGTATGCTGTGCTATCGCTAATGCTGTTATCGTTGGTGGTGTTCGTCGTTCTGCCATGATTTCTCTCAGTGATCTCTCTGATCGTGAGATGGCCCTGTGCAAGAGCGGTGCATGGTGGGAGCAGGCTGGCTTCCGTTCGTATGCCAACAACTCCGCTGTCTATCGTGGTCGTCCACCCATGGGTCAGTTCCTTGAGGAATGGACATCTCTGTACAACAGCCACAGCGGTGAGCGTGGTATGATCAATCGTAAGGCTCTACAAGAGCAAGCAGCCAAGTGGGGCCGTGATGAAAACTGTGAGTACGGAACAAACCCATGCTCGGAGATTATTCTGAAGCCGTTTGAATTCTGCAATCTTTCAACCGTTGTTGTTCGTCCTGATGACACAGCAGCAACACTGAAGAAGAAGATTGAACTGGCTACAATTATAGGCACAGTGCAATCTACATTTACCAACTTCCCATATCTTCGACCAGAGTGGAAAAAGAACTGTGAAGAAGAAAGACTGTTGGGTGTCAGCATGACTGGTATCTATGACAACAAGTTAACCAGTGGACTAGAAGGTAAGCCAAAGTTGGTTCGTCTTCTTGAAACTCTTCGTGACCATGCAACAGCCACAAACATGAAGTGGGCTGAGAAGCTTGGTATTAATCCTAGCAAGTCAATCACCTGTGTCAAGCCAGAGGGAACAACTTCCTGCTTGGTTGACTCAGCCTCTGGTCTGCATCCTCGTTATGCGGAACATTATTATCGTAGAATTAGAATTGACAAGAAGGACCCAATTTACAATCTCATGAAGGATCAAGGCGTTCCTTGCGAAGATGATGTGATCAATCCTAATAACACAGCGGTCTTCACATTTGCTATGAAGGCCCCAAGAGGCACAATCACCACGGAAGATCTCCGTGCATTGGATCACTTGGATCTGTGGAAGACTTATCAGGAACATTATTGTCAACACAAGCCATCTATCACCGTCAACTACAAGGACTCCGAGTTCCTTGAGGTCGGTAACTGGCTATGGGAGAACTTTGATGTCGCAACAGGCATCTCGTTCCTTCCCGGTGGAGACAATCACACATACGCTCAGGCTCCATTTGAGCAAATTGATTCAGCAACGTATTCGGCACATCCAAAGATTAAAGTTAACTTCAAGGAGTTGTCTAAATACGAGGCAGAAGACAATACTGAGTCGGCAAAGGAATTTGCCTGCAGTGCTGGCGGTTGCCAGATAGTCTGATCCTTCACTCCTCTGTAGCTCAGTTGGTAGAGCAGAGAGCTGTTAACTCTCGGGTCACTGGTTCGAACCCAGTCGGAGGAGCATAAAATAGACCCCTAGGCCAAAAGCCCGGGGGTTTATAAATATTGATATGCTGCGATTTAAAAAATTCCTGTTGGAAGGTGTATCCAACCCAAATGCTGATCCTAACTCGGTTGGAAGAAGAATTTTTACACATGGTCTTCCTCCGGGCCTTGAGACTCATGAAACTCAAATATACAATGCACTTACGACTAGACCAATCGAACCAAAATTTGGTGCATTTGATTCTTCCGTTCAAGGAGCATGGAGAAATCCAAGACTGGGTATTATTGGAGCAAATGAAAATTATTGGGATCATATGAATGCAGGAATGAGAAAATTGGAAGATGTCAAGGCAGCATCTCCATCTTATGCATTGGGAGATACATTCAAGAGATATTGGTCTGTGGCTGATGTTGATGATCCAAGAGTCATAGAAAAATGGGGGGCAGCAATTCCTGAGTTGCGTGACCGAATGAGTGGTGTTGCAGATCATTTCAGGACAGCTTTCACCTTCAAGGTTCCACAACATGCTGATATGGCAGGAAAGCATGTGGACAGCATCGTTGCACATCAATATGGTCTTCCTGATACTCCTTTGACTCGTTCCATGGATGCGACCACAAGACAGTGGGCAAAGGATTCTGGATTGAGATTGCTGGATCGGGGTGGGTTGGATCCCGGTGTCGATGTCGGGCGAAGAAGTTTCTCAGAGTTGATGGCTCAGGAGATCGCAAGGCGAAATTTGGATGCAAAACATGGATCAAAAAAGCCAGCCACAATATCTTTGGGACAAATAGGTCAGGACATTCTGGGTTCCGAAGTAGCAAGAGTTGTAAAGAGTGCTGGTAAAGCAACATTAAAAGCATTGCCAATAGTTGGCACCGCAGCAAGTCTTGCAGCAATGACTCAAAGAGCCAAAGCAGGTGATTATACTGGAGCAGGATTAGAAGCCGCTTCTGAAATTGCTGATTATGTTCCGGGAATAGGAACCGCCGCATCTTTAGGAATTCAAGCATATCTTGCTGATAGAGATATGCCGGAAGAAGAAAAGAAAAAACAAAAAAGTATTATGGTAAGACAAAATCTTAGAAGTCTTGCTCAAGGAATTTTCGATGATAAAACACAAATCCTCCCCAATTAATGGGAGGATTTTTTTCATAAATATTTTTGTCAGCGGCGGTGGGTTAGTTCCACGCATTCCTTTTGGGCCAGTCGAAGTATAAAGCTCATCGTAATGCTCAGGAACCACCGCTGCTGGCAAAGGTATAAATATATATGTTCCACATGTTAATAGGCGTAGACTATTCGATAACATGCCCGTGCTTATGTCTTTATGATGAAAGAAAGCCTTTCAAATTTGACAATTGTTTTTTCTACTACCTAACAAATACTAAAAAATACGCAGACAAAATTTTACCAAATATTACTGGTGAAAGTTTTCAAGAATATGTGGCAGACACTGACAGATTTGACAGTATCTCAGACTGGGCCATAAATTTGTGTATCGGGGCCTCTGATGTGGCAATAGAGGGCTATTCCTATGGATCCAAGGGACGAGTATTCCATCTGGCCGAAAACATGGGTATCTTCAAGCATAAGCTCTATAAGGCCGGGGTTCCTCTGACCGTCGTAGAGCCATCCAAGTCAAAGAAACACGCCACAGGCAAAGGTAACGCCGATAAACAGGCAATGTACGAAGCCTTTAGCAATGAGACTGGTACAAATTTATTATTAACTTTTGATCAAAAAACTCTGTCAAATCCTGTTACAGATATAGTTGACAGTTATTATATTCTTAAAGTTTTGACTCATTTAAGAAATATTCATTGAGATTTAAAACTTTAAAAGAATAATCTGGCTTTAAAAATTCATCAGAATTTAAAGTAACTGGAGTATATTCTTCATTTTCACAAAGTAAAAAATGACCATTGAACCCAAAAGATTCAGCTAAAATTTTAATATCAATTTCTGAATTTTGTACTAAAATATTGCAATTTTCTAAAACTATAACGTGACCTAAAACTTCTGATTCAAACAGTATGTTATAGATTGTGGCATTATTTAATATAACTTTTTGTAATTCATAGTTCATAAGATTATTTATCTTACAAAACGCCCACCATTCATGGTTCTTGAATTTTCAAGTTTATCGTGCATGTGCCTTGGTGCAGATTTTTTAACCTTTGCCATAACTTCATTCCAAGCACTTCCATGAATTTTTGTTGGTGTTAGCGTTACATCACAGGCAATTGAAGTTTTATATTCAGCCCAATCTTTTACAACCTTTTTTTTCTTGCAATTAGGACAAGGGCATTTTATGGGCTTATCATTTTCTGACATTGGAAGGCTTTCATCAAATTTATGATCACATCCTTCGCATACAAATGAATATATTGGCATTTTATTTCTTTCTAAAAGTAATTAGCATGTGATCAAATAAGAATCCATAACTTGGTTCTTTTGGTTTGGACTTTAATTCCATTTTTGCTTCTTTTAAAGTTTTATTGCCTTTGTACAGATTACAATCTTTGCATGCAGCAACCAAATTTGTCCAAGTGTGGTTTCCACCACGACATCTTGGAATAATGTGATCAATTGTTGCTGTTTTTTCACATAAATCTATTCCACAGTATTGACAGCAATACTTATCTCTTCTTAAAATATTAATTCTATTAGCTGCCACCTTTTTAAAGGGCAATTTTACATAATACTTTAAAATCAAAATTTTAGGAATTTTAACGATTTTGGAGACAGAAACAACTTCATAAAATTCTGAAGTGTTTTCATCAATCCAAACTTTGTCTTTTGATAACAATTTAAAAGCTTTAGAGATAGTGATAATATTCAGGGGAGTATTATCTTGGTTTAACAGGAGTACCTGTTTCTTCATACCTTTTAAGTATTTATGAAAATCTAAATATTTGATAGCCATGGATAATAAACAAAATAGAAAATTATATTGGGAAATAAAAGATTTTTATTTCAATAAGAATGATATGGAATTTAAATCTCCAAAAAAATCATCTTTAGTAGAAGATATCACAAATATGTTAAAAAGTCAAACCAATTTGACTGAAAATGATTTGATGATTATGAAAGAACAATTTTCTCATTCAAGTTCAGATTTAAAGAAGAAAACGACTGATATGCTTTATTCATATCAAAATGTTTTAAATAAACAAAAATCATCAAATATAAAAAATTCAAATACAATCACAGCCAATCCTTTTAGTTTAAAAGAACAGCTCGCCACTTCATCCATGGGGCCATCGACCTTAAATGTATCAAAACGAGGTATTTCACTCAAGCCAGATATGAGAGTTAGTACAAATATTCTTCCAGATGGACAACCAGAAGAATCTACTTCAAATAATGATTTTGCTTTTCAATCACCAGATCAAATCACAAAAATTAATTCATCTTTAAATTTATCTCAAATTCAAAATCAACAACAAACACTTCCCGGTGTAAAACCTTTAGCAAATAATAATTTAGGTCAAAACACAACAAATCAAACCACTGGCCCATCTATGGCAACAGGAGTTGAAAATAAAAAAATAGGATTTGAAAATATAGATCAATTAAAAGCAGCGGCCATTAAACAATCTACATCTTCTTCACCAACAAGAGGCGAAGATACTGGTCTCGGAATAAACGCATCAGATAATGCAATTTTATTTGGTAAATCGGTTAGAGCATACAGATGAAAAAATTAAATCCAATTTTAGAAGAAATTTTAAAAAAAAGATTAAATGAAGAATTGAGACTTGTTGGAAGTGAAAGAGATGTGTCTTTTGGAACATTGAGACCAGCAAGTAAAAAATTACGTTTATCTCGCGAGGATGATTTTTATTACAGCCCAACAGGTTCAAGTGTAGAATTGAAACTCCATTAACACAATTAACTGAACCAAATTTTTCTACAAAACCAAATTGGGTTGAACCTTCACCCGGAGAAATAAAAAGATCATTTGGGTTTCAACCTCAAATAGCTAAATCAACTAAGAAAAGTGGAAGACCATTTACTTCTACTATACCAGAACCAACTAAACCAACAATTCAAACTACATTGCCCGTGTCACAATCAGATTTGGATGCAGCATTGAAAGCAAGAGAAGGCTCCATATTACAAAGTGCCGCAATAGAAGCAGAAAAAGAAGCAGAAAAGGCAAGAAACAAAGCAGCAGCAGAAATTGAAGCAAAAAGAATTGAAACAGCAAAAGCGCCAAAATTAAAATTAGCTGGAACTGATATAGATCTGGAAGATGTTTATAAAAATGCTACAGAAGAAACACCCACTTGGAAACAAGCATATTCTCCGATAACTTCAGAATTTCAAGTATCACCTTATGGTAAATTTGGATCCCGGGAAGTTATACAACAATTGGTACATCCAAAAGTATTAAAAAATAATTCTTTTGTAGAAAAAATGGTAAAAAGATCTACCCCCGCAGCCAAATTTGTTGGAAGATTTGGAGTACAATCTACTTTAGGTTGGCCATTTCATCAAGCTGGTGAACAGTTTGCAAAAAATATCGGAATTGAAAGTCCTTGGGGACAATACTTTACTGGGTGGGCTGCTTCTGGTGCGGCTGCAGATGTTTTATATCCAGCAGTTACAACCGTTCCGAGATTAATAGCACAGGGAGCTAGACCCGCAGCAGCACTTTCAGTTAGTGGAGCACAGGGACTTGCAGCATTAGCATCACCACTGAATTTAGCAATAACATTGGGTCCTCTTGCAGTTTGGGGTGCTATTGAAGCAGCAGACAAAATAGAGGACTGGAAAGAGACTAAAGATATGACTCCCGAACAAAAAAAAGAGTGGAAAAAGAATAAAGATTTTGCAGAATACCTTAGTAGATATGCCGAATATGAAAGAAAACAAGAAAAAGGAAGAAAATCAGCAGATCCAGATATAATACCTATAGAAGCATGGAGATAAATAATATTATGAAACTTTTAAATCCAATTCTAGAAAGCATTTTAAAAAATAGATATTTGAAAAAAAATATACTTAATTATAAGTATTATTCAGATTTTTTGTTAGAAGATAGAGGTGAAATTTTTAGAAAAACATTTAAAGAATTAATGGATGCTATAAAAAGTGGAAAGTTAAGCGATCCTGAAATTCCTTTTTATATGAGAGCACTTCCAGATAAAATGGTGGATGATGTATTAGATTTAAGTTCTCAGGGATTAACTAAAGAAGATATATTAAAAAACTTTTATGATAATTATCCAGAAATAAAAGATTATCCAGAGTTGGAACAATCTTTATTTAAAACCGTTCATGAAATCGATTCTTTACCACCACCTATAGAAAAAGATCCTTTAAAATTTCCATCAAAAACACCAGATGATGTAGAAATAGAAGGAAACGTAGTAAAAAAACCACAACCAAAACCAAGTGATTTAGATGCTGAACCAGATTTAAAATTATCAGGAACAGAAAAAGATCCAAATTTTATTCCACCAAAAGCTTCAGATACATCACCACCTTCTACTGGTGCAAAACCATCACCATACAATTTTCCTGCACCTTCTCCATTACCTTATCCAGCACCAGCACCATATCCCTTTCGAATACCATTGCCAGCACTTTCTTTAGCTAAAAAGGGGGATGATGGGGGCACTAAACAAAAAAGATTTAAATTAAATAAAAATGAAATAGAACGTGGGTACGATGAAGAGTACCCATTAGATGTTTCTTCAAATCCATCTTTAAATTTAAATCTTGGATTACAAATTCAAAAAATCTTAGGAAAATATGCTGGAACTTACGTACAACAGTGATATAATATAATACTTTGTGCACATTTAAAACATTTAATCATAATTTAATTAATTTACCACCCGAAATAAAAGAAGTTGAAATAAACGGAACAAGGTTTTATTCAACTCCGGGTGGTGAATTTCCTAGCGTGACTACCGTTGTTGGTTTTGAGAAAAAACAATTTTTTGCAGAATGGAGAAAAAGAAATCCAGAAGAAAGCAAAAGAGTAACAACACGGGGTACTAAATTTCACAGTATCATAGAAACTTATATAAAAAATGAGGCTTTAAATTTGGAGGAAATGCATCCAAATTATAAAGCTCTTTTTCATTTAATAAAACCAGAATTGGATAAAATTGATAATATAGTTGCAATAGAGTCTCCACTTTGGTCTAAAACTTTAGGTCTTGCAGGAAGAACAGATTGTATTGCAGAATATGATGGAAAATTGAGTATAATAGATTTTAAAGCAAGTTCCAAAGAAAAAAGAAAACAAGACATAGATAACTATTTTACACAAGCTTGTGCATATGCTTTAATGTTTCAAGAAAGAACCGGAATAGTTGTAGATAATTTTGCAATAATAATTGCTTGTGAGGATGGATTGAGACAAGTATTTCAAGATAAACCTATAAAGTATGTTAAAGAATTGAAAAAAGTTATAACAAAATATAAGGATGCTCATGGAAATTCATGAATTAAAAACTTTAGAAGATGAAGTAAATAGAAGAGGTTCAAAATTTTGGACAAGAATGAATGACAATTCTCGGGCTTCCATAAACCGAGAAAATTTTTTAAGAGAGCATGGGGGGTTTTTTGTAAAAAATGGAAGATATTGGAAATGGAATTCTCCCACAGTTGAAAAAAATGGTTATTGGTTGAAAAAAGTAGATTCAGGAGAAAAAGTTTTTTTTGAAAGTATGACAGAATTTGGTAAACAGAATGGTTTAACACCTGTAAAAATTTGTGAATTATTAAATGGAAAAAGAAAAACATACAAAGGTTGGACTGCAGTTGAAGTAAGAGAAGTAAAGGAAACAACCGGAAGTTTTGTCAAAGAAAAAGAAAAAGAAAAACCGAAGGTAATAACTTATAATGGGGCTACTTTTCAAAATATTGAAACCAAAGAAATTTTTTATATTGAAAACATAGCCGAATATGCAAAAAAGAACAATATAAACAAATCTGCCCTTTATAAGGTAGCCAGAGGTAAAGCAAAAAGTTATAAAGGTTTAAAATTATATAATCCTTCAGAAACCTAAAATTATCATAAATAATTTAGATGAACTTTAAAGAATTATTAAATTTAATTGAAGCCAAGAGAGAAACTGCAGATTCTTTTAGAAGACCCGGTGAAGCTGTAAAAAAGGATGAGGCTAAAGCATCATCCGCTGATGCAAAATCCAAAGATGCAGCAAGAAAAAGAGTTGAACGTGCTCGACAAATACCCAGAGAAAGAAAACCAAAATCAGAATTGGTCAAAGAAGTAATTGGCGTAAAAACAAAATCTGGTGCAGTTCAATTAATATTTAAAGATTCATTCAGCAAAGAAAATCACACAAAGATTACCAAAAAAGATTCCATAACAATGGATGAAGCAAAATCTTTGACAAACGATCCAAAGTTTGAACAAACAGGAGCTTCAAAATTATTATTTGGCAATTTAAAGCAAAAAGAAAAAGCTGAAAGAGAACCAAAGGCTTCTGAAAAAGAAAAAGGTTCTGAAAGAAAAGAAAAAAGTTCGGAATCTGAACAAAAAAGTGGTGACAGAAAAGGTTCTGTAGAACAGGGAGAACCTTCACAAGCCCAAGAGCCAAAAGCTAAAAAACTTTCAAAACAAGAAATATTCCAAATCATGACGCAAATGGGTCCAGAACAACTTACCCAGATGCCACTTGATGTCAGACAAGAATATTTTAAGCTAACAAGAAATCCTCCTGCAAATTCAGATTTTGATAATATGACATATGAAGGAATTGCAACCAAATTTGGTATCAATCAACTTACAAATACTAGCTATAGCCAGCAAGTATTGAATGCATTGTTATTTTTGGCAAAAATCAAAGCTGGGGCAAGCCAACAAGAAATGGAGACCTATAATGCACTGGCTCCGGGTGGTCTTGATTTTACTAAAAATGCATTTGAACACGCAAGAAAAATTTTATCACAATTAGGCGAAGAGTGTATTCAAAATTTAGTTTCATCAATTGAAAGTGGAACTAAAACAACATTTGCTGAAGGCAATGTTGACATGGAATGTGGTAAATATAAATTCAAAATTTCTTCAGGTGGTGAATTTTCTCTTTCAACAGATAGATTTAACCAAAGTGGAAAAACATTTAGAGGAATGATCGCGACTTCTCTTTCTCTATCTTTTCAAAATCCTGAATCACAAAATGATCCAAAAGTTAAAGAATTTTTAAAGAGTGCTACCGAAAGAGGATCTAAATTTGCAGATTTTTTAATTTCTAAAGATTCTTTTTCTATAATAAATAAAAATCCAGAATTTGTAAATAGATTAAAAAACACAGAATTAAAAGATGAATATGGTAATTCTTTGGGACCAGCTATAGATGGTAAAGGAAATTTGAATAAAGCGGCTTCTCTTGAGAATTATCAGGCAGCTTTGTCAAAATCCGCCCCCATTTTATTTAAAAATTCTAAAGATAACCAATCTGAATTTGCAGATTATTTTACTCAAAATATATTAAAAACTTATTTTAGAGGAGATAATATTAAAAGTCCAGAGCTTGCTCCAACCCACCTAGTAACACAAAACGGAATATTTGCATTAAATGATTCTTATTTTGCTGAAATAGCAAAAACCGCTTCAATTAATTTAAGGCAAGCGTCTGCATTACCAAATCAAGATAATTTAAATGATAGAAATGCAAGTTCAGTTGAAAAATTAAAAAGATTTACATCTATAATTGAAAATGCTGAAATTCCTCAAGAACAAATGGGAATAGAATCATTTTTAGTCATGAAAAAGAACATAAATCCAATGGCAATGATGCTAGATTATATCTCCAAAAATATGGATTTTGATATTAATGTAAGCCTTTTGCCGGGATTTGCTCCAAAAGATTTAAATACAATAGAATATAATTATGTAAAAATTGGAAAAAAGACTGTAAAAATTCCAGTTGAACGTGGGGAAACACTGAAACATGATGTTGTAGAAAATGCTTCAATAATAGCAAATGATATTTTAATTGAAGCCCTTTCAAATAATTTTGTATTGAGCAGTTTATTAAATGCAAAATTATTAATGGTAGACGAAGTAGAAACTATATTGCATCCACACGTTTTAAATGAAAACAGTGACAATCTTAAAAT